CTGTGACTACATTCAGATCCAAGCAGTTCTCATAAGATCCACTGATATAGAAATTTGTGACATTGTTTGCATCAAAGTATGAGGAGAACAACACGTAGGGGGTTATAGCTGTTGGTATCAAACCACGTTTGATCCAGCATCCAAAAGTCCATTTAGTCCTACTAGTGGTGGTTGCAACAGTCCTAGACATGTATGCTGAAGAGCCTGACCTGAACCTTAAAGAGTTATTGATCTGGTATGTGGGACTAAAAATCGTATCACCACTCTCGTCAACAAATGATGGTTCACCTGAACCAGAAGCATTACCACTAAGTAAAAACATTATGCTACTCCTTGAGACTTCCCGGTGTTAATCATGCTTGTACCGTCGTAATAGAATGTGAATATATCTACGGCATTAGCGGCAGTAGATAATGTTGGTGCTGTACCTGCAGCCCATTTGAATGATGTCCATGCAGTGGTTCTACTGCCAACTGAATCTTGTTTAAGATGTAATAGATAGGTCGTGCCTGTTACCCCACCTGAGAAGGCAATTGCAGTCAAGTTACCAGCCGGAAATGTTAGTTCCAGAACTTGTTTAGATCCTAATGTCCATGTATAAGTTGTGGAGGCTGTACCCGTTGCTGTTGCTCGAACAGGCGTTTGGGTAGCTGTAAACGTATTGTTCACATCCCAATATACCGTCTGAGGGTCCGCTGCAGCAGCTGTCGTTGTGATCCAAGTAGATCCTGTCCAAGTGTATGTAAAATTATCTGTGGTGTTAAAGTAAGATACACCTACCTGCAGAGCACCACCACTGTTGTCTACTGTTGGAGCAGTCGCATGTGCTCCCAGAAAATAGGAATTAATGGCTACTGATACTTCCAGTACAGCTTGTGCAGCTGCAATGGTAGCATTAGTAAAGGTAGAGGTTCCACCTTGACCATACTGCCCACCTAGTGCAATATTGGCGGTTGCACCCGCTACGGTTTGATATCCCATGTCACTCCTATCAGATCATTGCGTTAGCATTAAAGTGAATCTGCACATTACCACCAAGGGTTCTACGCCATTTCTCTTCACGATTAAGAGACTCAATACCTTCTTGGAAACGCATCATATACCGTTTCTCCATTACATCATCAAAGATGTATGCACCGAGGTTCTGTAAAGCACCCCAAATAAGAAGTCTCTCATTCTGGTCTCTTAACCAATTATCAATTTCTTTACCTGTAAACCAATGTGTAGTTACTGCGCCACCCTGCGCGTAGGTAGTTGCTTCTGCAGATGTAGAAAAACACTGTGTAACTGCATTGAATGTTGAGGTATATAGTGCTGTGTCAGTTGTGACACCTACATCGAGGTACGTCTGTGAACCATCAGCAACTCCAACAACATAGTTGATGGGGAGAACAGCGTAGAGTCCATCCAGCGGAGCAAGTCGTTTGTAGTACCCAATCTCGAGAGTTGTCCCTACGGCCAACTGTGGTCGAATGAAGATCTTACCTTCAGACCACATGAAGTTATATGCAGAGTAATTCTCATAGAAGATATCATGGAACCCCCGACGATCGGTAATCTCATTGAATACCCTGTTAGAGTTGTTTACATTAGTACTCTCTGCTTTAGTCCTGACATATACAATCTGTGTCATATCCTGTGGGATAGCAAAGTTAGTATACGCCGGTGCATAAGCACCATTCGGGTTGGTACCACCATCTCCGACATTATCAGCTGTCTCCACTACATAAGCAACAGATGTTTCAAATGGAGGAATCCTTAATAGTCGGTAGCATTCATCGGCTGAGTACGCTAAACAGGATTCAATAACACTGTCGGGAATAGTCGCGGCTTCAGGCTTGTTGGCCCAATCGCGTACCTTCGCGACGAGTACATTGTATTTAGGTGTAGCCATTGTTTCTCCTTAAACTTTCTTGATATTGCTGGTCAGGAGATGTGGATACTCTGACATAACAATATTCTTGTACCTCTTCATCAATGCAGTATCCTTCATAGTCAGCGGATCATGGATATCAATACCATACTTGGCAAGGATATCAATCGCGACAATATCAGGGATGATAGCAAAAGATCGGTATTGCCTCTTACTATGAGCGTGCTCATCCTGGAGCCTGCTTTCCGCTGCATAATCTTTGTATGCTGAAACATCTTGTTCCAGCCTGAAATTCTTCTCGTTAACACTTACATTGAAACTGTTAACGTTATAGTCTTGTGATTTGAAACTCATTGTGTCCATTCTTTTATCGGTTAGCAGCGATTACCCGGAAGGTTCCTGCCTCAGTTAACTCACCATATTCATACAGAACGTTAGCACCCGTATAGGCTGCAATACCTGTTACGGTAACATACGTAAGAACAGTTGCTACTAAGTGTGAATAATTCACCTCAGTAATCTTCAGTGGTTGAATGAGAGAACCCACAGGTGTCTGTGCAGCAAATACAAGCTTAATTGTATTTGTATCACTAACAAGCTCGCTGATACCGTTTGTTTGAGTAATTTTCAATCCAAACATGTATTCTCCTCGAAAAAATAAGGGAAGGATTGCTCCCTCCCTTATATTGTTTACGCGCCTGACAGACCGATGATCAGACCAGAACCCTTTGGATTCCGGCACTCAAGGGTACCTTCTTGCACGATCTGACCGATGATAGAATCACCGAGCTGACCCAGGTCAACTTCCTGCAGAGGACGGAGTGAAGCCCATGAGAACCATGAAGGATCATACACCATACCGAGCCAGTTGGCAGCACCAGCAGCAATACCTGAGAACGTACGGGCAATACCCATAATGTAGTTAGGCACAACCATGATATCACCGAAGTCAGACATGTAGATTTCTACAGACTGACGCAGCTTACCGTCCAGATCAACGTTACGACGAACGTTGCCATCACCCGGATTGGAGGTCGTTGAACCACCCAATTGAGCCTTGGCACTGAACACGCGACGGTTAGCAGGTGACAGCATAAGCTTAGTAGCCTTACCACCCTGCTCGTACACAGCTTGCATGACCTGATCAACATGTGACAGGGTCAGTGAAGCGGCGACAGCGGTCGTATAAGTACCAGCAACCCCACCACCTGGATTGGTAGGAACCGTATAGGTACCAGTACCAACGTAAAGAGCCGTACCAGAAGAACTGGTAGCATAGTTACACCATGCGGCATACCCACCAAAGGTGCGAGTGCCTGAGCCGTTAGAGCTACCCAGACCAACGAGGTCATACTCGACGTCACGTTGGAGTTCGGTACCACGCTTCTTCAGCTGATATGCATACTCATCTGCAACACCAGCTTGATCAACAGCACGCTTAGAACCAGTAACAGTAATAGTCTTGCTATTGATCTGTGAGTAGTTCGCCAGACGAGTGCGGAAGAGTTCTGCAACCTGAGCAGCAGTCGTGGTAGCGTAAGAAACGCCTTCAGCAACAGCACCAGATGCAGGAATAGCAAGCTCGTCAGTCTGCCACTCGTGCAGAATTGCGGTTGCCTTGGTCTTACCGATGGAACTCAGAAATGGAGTTTCATCGCGTGAGATCATTGAAATGAAGTTCGCTAGGTCTTCTTTTTCACCAGCACTACCTGAGTTACCAGTAGCGCCAGCAGAGCGAGCGACAGCCTTGGGGCCGCCAGTTTGGAATGTATTTCCAGCCATTATATTTCCTTAAAGTCATAGTTTAGAGTTTTCGGCTGATTGAGGAAATACTTTTCAGGAAGTTGTTCTGGTCTGCTTGTGATGCATTACCAGAGAACACTTGATTGCGTAGGGAGGTTTGCGCGGCACGTTGTTTGACTTCAGCTGGTTGCCCTTTCTTTAGAGGGATAGCCTTCGTCGCAGTAACGACCTTACGTTTTACTTCTCCAGATTCTTTCGCAGTCTTCAACTTACGGTAGTCATTAATAAACTTAACAATAGCTGGCTCATACACAGAGCTTAAGAGAGCTTCGGGAATTCCTTCCTTAATGGCAAACTCTCGTACTGCTTTGGCAGTCTTATCTGTGTAGTCAGGGATAAAATCCTTGATTTTCTCGTTATATTGTCTAAGATTAATAGCTAACGTATCACGTTGGTTCTGTTCAATCTTTCCTGAAACTTCTTTGACAGTGGCTTCGCGTTTATTGCGAATAGCCCAATACTTCTCTTGAATGGCATCTCTTGCGTCACGTAGCTCTCGGACGTTGTAAGTATCACCACTCTCCCGCGCAGCTTCCATGTCTGCGTTTACTTTGTTGTATTGTTCCACATACATCTGCTCACTTGCAACCCATTGTTCATTCAATGCGATGCCGATCTGTACGATCTCATTAAGCTTCTCTGTACGCTCACTATCTACTTGTTTCCTCAATTCACCTAATTCGCGCCCCTTCTGAGATAGATGCTGGTCGGTGGCAAATCCTTTACGGATTTCATCCAGGGTCTTGTACTCGGTCTTACCATCTACGGTAACTGGAACCTTGTATTCCCAATCGATATCTTCTTCTGAAGGTAGGTCAGTGTTCGGGGTAGACGTATCATCCGTATCTGCATTCGCTTCATCTGAATCTTTCGATCCTTCATCATCATCATTTTTCTCAGATTCACCATCGGTTTCTTGGGCTTGTTGTTCTTCCGATGATGCCTCTGGAGCCTCGTCATCTGTCTCTTCTGTGCTTTGAGATTCTTCTGGGATTCCTAGCAGGGCTGCTGCCGGGGATTTTCGAAGAATGTCTGCAAGAGCTTTTGACTCGGTCTCTGCACTATAACCACCACGGTCATCATTCGCAAAGTCTGCCGAGGAAATCTCGGAGGCTGGCGTTGAGGTAGAGCGTGTTGCTAAGTTTATTTCTGCCATTTAATATATATCCTCGTGTCTATTTCGCTGATTTGGCGGCGCGGACTGCAGCCATCCTATCAGACATTTCTTTACCTGGACCATCTAGTCCTTCAAGCAGGTTGATCGCACTTTGAATAGTGACAAGACCAGCAGCATATTGCTGTGACCTACCGATACCACCTGATACTCCTGATTCTACGATACTTGTTACCATCTCTTTCTGAGACCTTAACAGTACTTCGATAGCATCGCGGTACTCACTCATCGTTATTCTCCTTAGCAACCTCTTCTTGTGCTATGTATTTGCGGTTAGCTCCGAATGTCTCAATCCGTACAAGCTTATTCTTGACCTCACCCAACGCCATTGCTGACGCATAGAAGAACTCCCGTTCTTTAACGGCATGTGGCTCACTCTTTAGCCATGCAATGAAGAGATCACTGAGGATCTCACCATACGCTTCGGTAAAGAACTGTTCGCGCTCTTTAATGGCGAACTTCACATTGTTCAGGGCAAGCTGCGAGTCACGGAAAGGTTCAACCTTATATTCTCCGGACTCGTAGTTCATTTTCGGCTTAACTTTTGATTCAAAGCTCTTACGATATTTATCCATATTTCCTTACATTGGCGGCTGCATTGCTGCTGCCGGTCCTTCTACAGGTGGAGGTGATGCACCGCCCGGTGGGGCAGAAGCGTCTCCGACTACATCTGAATCAATCGTTTGTTTGGCGATCTGTAGGATCTCCACGATCGATGGTTTCGGTGGAAGTTCAACACCTTCTTTAGCAGCTGAGATATAGAGTTTGGCCCACTCTTGATGGGACTTATCAATCGCAACCATAAGTTGTTTGGTGTTATCTTGCATGGCATTCTTAGCTTGGATGTTCGTCAGGTTCAGGGTTGCTGTACGCTGTTGAATATCAATCTGCTTGAGTTGCTCTTCCAGTGCTTTCTGTTTCTCCGTTGATTGCATTTCTGCATCACGCGACTCTTGTGCTTTCTGTAGGAAGTCAGGAGCGGTAAAATCAACAAGGAAGTCTAAGGGATCTAGATCCATTGCCTCCAGTGTCTTACACGCGATCTTAACAGCAGCGTCGGGACTTACAGCACCACCAGCGCCCGCTGACTGAAGGGCAGGGATAAGTTCCTTGCCAATCATCTGCATCTTCTTGATGATGTTGCTATTGCTGTTCTCGCCTACATCTGCATCGATGTACATGAGCATATTATCAGGTAACATGCTCGGATCAACAGACTTCATGAAGTCATTATGATCGAAATACTCAAGCTGCTTACCACGATAACAGTCGCGGATCATCTTATAGACACCCTCGACCATCCGTTTAAACCCGGTTTCTGCAAACCTACGAGCCATGTACTGAATACGCACCTGCGCAGCAGACATAGCCCGAGCCATCTTTTCCTCTGAGTTTCCACTCACATAGAGTGTATCGTTAAGCCCTTGGGATGCCTTACTCAGACCTGTAGACTGCTCTTTGTGCAACTGTAAGGCTTCAAGTAAGGGAACTGTACCAGTACTAATAGTATCTGGTGCTAGAGGGGCTACCGCAGTCATAGGATTACCGTTTGTGGCAATAATCTGCTTGGGCTTCATGTTCTGAAGAGCAGAGAAATCAACCACGTTTGGATCGGCAAGCTTAGGTGAATAGTTGGTTAAGTACACATTTTCCACAAAGCCACGTAGAATAGCGGTGGACGCTAAGGTACTTGGTCGGATCATGTCAGCTACACTCAGCCCGAAGAACTCATGAGGTACTTCGAATGGGCAAAGAGAAGCCAACGGGATCGCGTCTGTGTCTTCTTCCAACAGGATTGTATTACCAGCAACAATCAGGTGCTTAAGTTCTGCAATACCGTCACCATCTCGGTCAACGTTAATCCAGCACTCAATAGTGGTTATCATCTGGTTGGCTTCAGCAGGGAAAAGTTCCTTGCTGTGTCCACCCATCCAGTACTCTTGACCTGTAAGACGCTTACGGGCTGCTTGTTCTTCCGTATAACGTGTGTTCCATGCGGCAGAACCATCACCAATAGCATGCCAGTCAACAGTTTCAGCAATTTCGGGCCAGTTTTTGCGAATCTCTGACCGGGTAAGGTCAGTCTGGATACCCACGAAGGCAGCATCATCAATTCGATGAGCATCTCGTGTGATCCGGAAGCATTCTGGTGGTACATTCTTCAATTGAATGCGATTTTTGATGATTTTTCGCTTAAGACGTACATCTTGGTACACCATAGCCATGGTCATCTCACCATCTTCCCCGGTTTGGGGTTGTTGGTCATACTTTAGCTCACCAACAATCTCAATATTGGGTTCAGCAAGGAGAATGTCTAGATTATCCTGAGAAATCTCATCATATTCCTCATAATTGTATTCGTAGTCCTCGATAAAGTCCCACTTGATGATGGAATTCTTCCAAAGCAAAGCACTCTTTGTCCATGTATTGATAGTTTCCCAACCATCATTCATCTTAAAGATCATGTAATTGACAATATCAGCTGCTACGCGAGCATCATGATAGGCTTTAGGTGAATTTCCTGCAGGAACAAATCGAGCAAGCTTGTTATTATTGAACATCAGTTCGGCGATTATAGCTGTAAAGCCTTCTACAGCTTCTACCGTATCGGAGGATACAATCTGCGATACACCCTGTGGGCTTAGATGTCCTTCTGCAAGCATACCGTACTCGTACGTTGCTTTCTGTCTCTCTCGGGCCATATCAGAGCTGTTGAGGAAGTCCCCAACGGAGTTCATAATACCAGCCTCAATGGTCTGGATCAACTCCTCATCTGATACCGGTTCCTTATACCTTGTGGCATACTGGTTAATAGTCATTGTTTCCTCACATTCAATCAATCAAGGTCAACAATGACCTACGGAAACTCTTAGGGAGGTTCGTAACCGACCCTTAAGGTGTACCGAGAACCCAGATGCTGTAAGCTTCCAGAATATAGGAGTCAGTAGCAGGAGTAGCAACAGTAGCTGTCAAGATCAGAGCAGCATCAGCACCGGTATTCAGAGCTGTGTACGTTGCAGTACCAGCACTTGGGAAACCAAGAGCAGTACCCGGCACATGGACCTGACGAGCAACATCACCACGATTCGTGATTGAGCGCTCAATCTGACCACCCACACCTGAAGCAAGAGCAACAGACCCACCAAAGGCAGTGCCGGCAAGCTGAGTCTTGTCAGTCTTGACACCTGCATTGTTGTTAACTGACACAGTCTTTTCAACAGTCAGCTTACCGTTAGCACCCATCAGGTTACCAGGAATGGTAATATTGACAAGGGTGGACTCAGACGTCAGAGTCGTGTAACCAGCATTCGACCCGGTTGCAATAACAAGAGCTGTGGTAGGGGTGAAAGGCGTACAGGGGTTAGCTGGATTCTGATAGTTGGTGTATACAACAGCAACAGTGGAGGTTGAGAAGATGGCGTAGTACAGACCAGCCACACCACCAACTACAGCACCTGCAGGGAAGTATACCCAGGCTGGCTGTGGAAAGGATGACAGATTGATAGCAGCGCCAAGAGTTACTGTACCATTGGTAGCAATAGTACCGTTAGTGGGCAGAATGACAGGAATACCTGACTGAGAGATATTAATGTCGTTAGGTAAGGTTTGTTGAAATGATGTGTTTAGAGCAAGAAATCCCATGATTATTTTCCTTATGTGTATGTTTATTGTATCCAACCTATAGTGTGGATACTACTTGTTTTTGGTGGGCGCAGATGGTAACGATCCATCCGAGCGTATAAGCGCCGGATTTACAGTCCGGACCGCCTCCTTAGCGGTATATACACCCATTTGTCACTACTTTACTCCCCATGAGTGACCAACAGGGGACACAAGGAGTTAATCTGAATATACTACG